CAGTATGAGATACTTTGTATTCATATTCCAGTCCTCTTTCGTCAAATGCATCAGCGTTTTTATCTCCATCTACGAGGGTATGACCGAGATGATGTGCGAGTGCAACTTCTCCAATGCCTCCTTTTGTAAGTTCGACTCCTTCAGGAAGTTCTGCAAATGCTTTGTGTAAATAATCTATTGCTTTTTTATATTTCATACATATATTATAAGAGATTTATGAGCAAATGTCAAGAAATATTTTCAGTTATTTGAAAATTTCCCTTGACTTTTGGTGGCAAAGTTGCTATAATAACTCTATGAATGAAAATGATATAAGTTATTTAATATTTTTAATTTTTACAGTGACTGGTGCTTACTATTTTGGAAAACAAATTGGAATCAGAGGGACGATAGACTATTTAGAAGAACAAGGAGTCCTTAATTTCGATGACTCTGAAAAATAGTTCTTGACAGCCAGTTAAAAATTTGATATAATTATTTTGTAAGTGATAGGTTTCACTTGCGTATTGGTGCATCTACCGAAAGGAGATGTGAATTATTTACTGAAAAGGAATTATGGAGATAAAAAATGAGTATAGATTTAAGTAAATTTTGGCTTGGATTGGATATGCCTAACCTACCGACTTATACGGAGAGTAGCTATCCTAGATATAACTTAATAGCTGGGCGAAACGATTATCGAATAGAAATCGCAGTGCCAGGTTGGAAGAAAGAAGAATTGGAGATTGTCTTTGATAACAAAGAACTCCAGATTAAGGGTAAAAAGGAACACAAACTAGGTGATGATGAATCTTTTGTTCATCAAGGTCTTAGTCTAAAGTCTTTTGAACGAAGATTTATTCTAAATGCCGACCTATTAGTAGATAAAGTAAGTCTACAAGACGGATTACTGACAATCAACTTATCACGAACTCCAGATTCTAAGAGGAAAATCTTGGAGATAAATTAATGAAAGCAATCGCTTTAAAAGTTCGTGATGCAATATGTGAGAACGGAGAGTTCTGTCAAGCTGTAAACCAAATAACTCTTTTGAGTTTTGGTGCCAGTGTGATAGTATTAAACTTATCCTATCTTGCGTAGACTGTCAAGAATATGGGGGAGTAAATGCTCCCCCAACTATGGAGATAAAATGAACATATCAGAAAAAGGATTAGAACTAATTAAACACTTTGAAGGGTGTGAATTAGAAGCATATAAATGCGCAGCAGGAGTATGGACTATTGGATATGGTCATATCAAAACTGCAGAAGAAGGTAAAGTAATTACTCAAGAAGAAGCAGATGCATTACTAGTAGAAGAAATAGTAGAGTACGAAGACTATGTAAAAGCAGCAGTCACAGTAGAACTAAATCAAGACCAATTTGACGCTCTAGTCAGTTGGACATTCAATCTAGGTAATGGAAGTCTAAATTCCTCAACTATGTTAAAAGTAGTAAATGCAGGTAAGTTTGATGAAGTTCCTGCTCAAATCAAAAGATGGAATAAAGCTGGTGGTGAAGTTCTTGAAGGACTTGTTCGCCGTAGAGAAGCAGAGGCAAACTTATTCGAAGGAAAGGATTGGAAGTGAAAGAACTTTGGTTAAAAATACAGAGTTATTTCTCGACAAGATATAAGTTAACTGTTAGTTATAACACCACATACGGAGACGGTGATGATGCAACTTATATAGTTCGCAAGTTTTTCAATAAACAAGATAAATATTTGAAGTTTCAAACTGAAACCAAAGAGATAGTAGAGATTCGAGGAGCAGAAGGATTGAACTATAAAATAGAGCAACTATGATAGAAGAACTTAAACTTAAACACATGAAGTTCATAAATAACATAAAAGTAAAATATGAACTAAGTTTATACCAAATGTATTGGATATGTTTTGGTAAAGGATTAATTATAGGAGGATTACTATGCATCAGTTTTATGTAGCATTAATCTTATTTCTTGGTGGTATTTCTTATTACTTATGGAATGAAAATACAACCTTAGTAGCAAACAATGCAAAGTTGGAGGGAGCTGTCCAACTACAAGAAGAAACAATAAGCTCATTACAGAATGATTTTGCAAAACAAACACAAGCATTAACCAGTTTACAAAGCAAGAATAACGAAATAGAATTAGAAATGAATCGTTATTTAGATATATTTAAAAGGCACAACTTAACTAAGTTAGCCGCAGCAAAGCCAGGTCTAATTGAGACTAGAGCTAATAAAGCAACTAAAGAGGTATTTGATGGTATTGAACAAGACAGTAGGGACATTGATAACGCTGACGATAATCTCGTCGTGCAGTCTCCTTCCAACTAAACAGATAGAAGTTAGTGCTAAACCAATAGAAAGACAGATAGCACAACCAGTTCTCCCAAGAGAGATAGATTTAAAAGACCCATATTGGTATGTGGTTAGTGATAAGAACTTAGAAGAGTTTTTAGCAAGAGTAGAAAAAGAACAGGGGCAAGTAGTTTTCTTTGCCATGAGTGTGCCAGATTATGAATTAATGGCGTACAACACACAAGAGTTAAAGCGATACATTCGTGAACTCAAAGAAGTAGTAATATACTATAGAGAAGTGACGACAAATGAAAGCAATACCGATTAAGAACTATAAAATAATCTCACGATTAGATTTGATTGGGGAGGATATGTATAGAATACCCCATAAGTGGAAGCACCATCCACTTCCAAAAACAGATATAGCAACACTAAGAACTTATATGGAAGATTCCGACCATAATGGATTTCCAGAAAAAAGTAATAGTATTGATTACAGTGGAAGAAGTGTGACAGCAGACTTTAGAGATAGAACTCAAGCATTAATAGGTGCAGTAAAAGAGTTAACAAATAATCCTAATTGGTATTGGGATAGTATGATTTTTCAACCACCAGCAACAGGATGGACTGGGTGGCATAATGGGGGAGATAAACCCCATATATTTATAAGTTTTATACACAATGCAGGAATAGGATTTACAAATTTTATACAGAACGGAAAAAGAACAAAGATAGAAGATAGGCATATTCCTACACATACTAAAGACTGGACTTGTTTAGTAGGAGAACTAAATGGTGCAGACACTTGGAAAAGTGATAGAAACATGGGGGATAAACCTAGACTAGTTTTAACCTTAGGAATAAAAGGTAAGTATAGACAAGCTTTTGATACCTTTGAGGATTTCGTTAAAAATGCTTAAATTTTTAAAGATGTGGTTTTGGAAAGGAGATATGGAAGCTCAAGCTAAATGGTTTGACAAACATACTCCTGCCCAAGCACGATTCGAGGAGAATGAAGATTGGTTAGAAGAACTAGAAGATAGAATAATAGAACTAGAAAAACAATCCCACCCACCGAAAGACTTGTGTGAATTTGAATCATACGAGGATTTTATGAATAAAATCAAACAAATGATAAAAGATGAAGTTAACAGTCAAAAATAATACAACATTAGCTCAACAAGAGTATAACATCTTTTATGCCTACCAAACAAAAGAATTCAAACCAGTAGGAGAAAGCAAAGTATGATAAAAGCACCGCAAAGTCTTATAAATCTAGCACATGAAGTAACAGAGTGGATGGACGGACAGCGAGATACTCAGTTTCCTTTCTGTGACACCTATCTTATGTGGAACTATAGTACTTTGCCAGATATGGAAACATATAACTGCACTTTACCTTACTGGAGGAAACATGCAAAGACTATCATGGAAGATATATCTACTACTGGAACATTTAGAGAAACAATAGCAAGAATAGTAGTGGTAAAAGGAACAGCAAAAGGAATTTGTATACCACATAATAGAAAAGCTAGAGAAACACATTATGTAATAAAAGGAAATCCTGCTTGTTTGCTTTCCAAATTTTATATGCCTTTATGTAATTGTTTAGAAGTTAATGATTATAAGTTGTATAGCTTTGATAGTAAAAACATAGTATATACTCCAACAATAGAAGGCAGAGGATATTCTAGTGGCAATCTTTATTATCAAAATGTACATTTATCAGAAGGTGATATAATAGTTTATGTGAGGTATCATGACAAGTGAGAAAGTAAAATTATTTATAGGAACAAGTGACAACCATGATAGAAGTATAGAAAAAATATACTTATACAGTTTACTAAAAAATACCCATGCAGAATTAGAAGTAGTATGGTTAAGACCTAGTATGTTTCCTGACTGGAGAAGAGAGGGGTGGGGTACTCCATTTACTTGTTTTCGCTATGCCATACCTGAACTTTGTAATTTTAAAGGAAAAGCATTGTATACAGACTGTGATATGATAAACTTTAGAGATATTCTTAGTTTATGGAGAACAGATTTAAATGGTAAACCTTTTGGTATGGTCTGGGATTCTTTACAACAAAACAATGTTGAGTGGCGGGGTACAGATTATGAGAGAGGTTGGTGGTGTGATAGTGTAATGTTAATAGACTGTGCTAAAGCAAAAGAGTATATACACCCTATTAAAGAACAAGCACAATGGAAAGGTACATACAAATGGCATTTTATGACTACTATTGGCTCACCAAAAAAAGAAGAATCAGTTAATGTAGTAGAAGAACTAGACGCTAGATGGAATTGCTTTGACGGAGCAGATACTTCTTATCCATATAAAAGACCTTACCCAAACGACGATAAAGTACAGATACCATTAGAAGAAATATGGCAAGTACATTTAACAGCATTAAGTTATCAACCTTGGCATCCAAAGTACAATCCTTATGCAAAAGCATCTCACAGACGACAAGATATAATGGAGGTTTTTTGGAAGTATCATTATGAAATGAAGCAATTGGACAAGTTAAATGACATTTGAAGAGTTGTTAGCCCCAGTGGGTGTAGATAATTTCTACGAAAAATACAAGGGTAAAAGACATTTTTACATAAAATCCAATAAACCTAAGTTTGAAAATCATTTTAGTTGGACAGAATTAGATAACTATTTGAATCAAATTAATATTGGTACATGGGACAGAGCGCCCCAGTTGCAGATAGTATTACCCAACGGAGACAAGTGGTGTAAAAAGAAATCCCCAGAAAAGAAAAGTCGAGAAGAAATTTATGATTTATGGAATCAGGGATGTAGTTTCATTCTAACACTTTCCGAGTTTCTTAATGAAACTATGTGGAAGCAGTGCCAAGAGTTTGAAAAACATTATGGAATTGGACAAGCAAACATCTATTGTAGTAAACAAAAAGATGCAGTATGTTTTCCTATTCATGCTGATTCAACTGATAACTTTTTATTTCATGTGCGTGGTAAAATACGCTGGTACATTTATAAAGAGTTTTCAGAAAAAGGAGGTCGCATGGAAGACGCTACTTTGGAAGAAGTAGTAGACTTGGACAATGGCGACTTACTGTACATTCCGAAAGGAAAGTATCATAGAGTAGATACTCTAAGTCCAAGAATATCAATTAGTTTTCACTTCCAAGAGCCACCAGCTTTTAATGGAAGAAGGGATTGGTATGACTGGAAACCATAGGAGATACTATGGCAGAAGGAACGGATAATTCTAGAAATGAAGTAGAGATAGATTTAGATAAGTATATGGCGTTAATTGAAAAACTCGACAACGCAGAAGATACTATCAAGGATATGCAAGCCGAAGCGGCAGAAGCTAAGAAAAGACTTGCACCTCCTAAAAGAAAATTTATCGATTTGTTTTTAGATGATAACGATATTAATGAAAAGGCTGTAATAGGTTTCATTTCTTTCTTCCTCATGTCTGTATTTGCAGTTTGCGACTTAGTCACCGCTTTTTGGGGACAAGATTTAGTAATAAGCGATACAATTTATACTTCACTTGTAGTGGTAACACTTGGTGCATTTGGTATAAGCGAAGCAGGAAGAGCATTTGGGAAGTGATAACAGCAAAACTATTTAAAGACTTTGAATTAATAGAAAAACAGTATGAACCAAGAATGATTCATACTACGGACATATTCTGTCCTGTTTCTCATAGAAAGGAACAGGACGGATATGCCGACCTGCGTAAAGATATTCTAGCAAATGGAATGAAGAATCCTATAGTTTTAATTCCAAATACAGAAGAAAACTATCAACTAGCAATAAGACAGGTAAATACCGAGTATGTTAGAGATAGGCAAATAAGTAAATATTTATGTATGTATGGCAATCAAAGATTAGATATATACAAAGACGCTTCTTACAGCTATATATGGAGTGTGGTAACAGAAAATGTGGAATGGTCACATGCTGTATATCTGGAGTTGAAAAATAGTTCTTGACAATAAACGAAAATTTTAGTATAATATACATATGAAAAATATACAAGAACAAACAAATTATTCACCAGACGCAACAGCTCAAGTGTGGAACGCAGAAACCAAGTCATTTGAAACATGGCACATAGGCGACTGTGAGTTCTGTAACGAACCTGTAAATAGAAAGACTGGTGAATGTAGAAAATACAAGTGCTGGACATAACATGAATCTATTTTACCTAGATGAAGATATGGATAAGTGTGCTGAATATCATGTGGACAAACACATAGTAAAGATGCCACTTGAAGCTGCACAGCTTTTGTGCACAGCTATCTGGGTAGACCATGTACTTGGCTTTGTTCCCCGCGCTTTGAACAAAGAAGAAAGTAAAATCCTCAATGAGGAGAAAGCGAAAATTAAAGATTTACCAATGGAGGAACGACCTTTGACTCCGTACTTGCCAATGATGTACAACCATCCTTGCACGATATGGACTAGGTCTAGCCTCGACAATTTTGAGTGGACGCATTGTTATGCAAATGCACTCAATGATGAATACCATTATCGTTATGGTAAACAACATAAGTCGGTAGTAGAAGTAATCAACAAACTGCCTGAGCCAAAGAATATGCCTCGATTGGGGCAAACTCCTTTTGGTATGGCAATGCCAGACGAGTTGAAAGACGAAGATGATGTTGTGGGCAGTTATCGACTTTATTATCACACTGATAAGGCAACATTTGCCAAGTGGTCATACCGAGACAAACCCTATTGGTGGGATGAAGGTCTAGCATGGTATGATAAAAGGATTACAGCAAAATGAAGTATGAAGTAAATGGAATGACAATGGTATTTCCAGACGNCATAACAGAAGAAGAGCTACATAAAGCAATACAAAAACGATTAGATAACCTTTACTTTAGTAAGAAACCTATAGTGGTTAGACGAAGTGATGGTACATCATATAAATTATTGAATGGAGTAAGAATGCATGGCAAAAGACATACCAGCTAACACCTTATATGGAATAGTCCAACAGAACGAGATAGAAATTATGGAACATAGAAATATGATTCGTCAGAATTTAAACAAACAAAGAGAAACCACTGAGCAAGAAATTGCTGTTCTTAAAGGTCAACTTGACTTAAAGAAAGAGTATTTAGCAAAGATTGAGGGTGGACTAGATGTTTTAGACGAACTCGACAAGTGATTGTAATTAAGGACGATTTTTATCCAAACCCAGACGAGGTTAGGAAAAATGCCCTGTCTATGTTTTTTAGACCAGGACTTCGAGAAAGAAACCGAATGTTTCCAGGTCGTAGAACTAAGTCTAGTTTTTCTATGGAAAATTTTGTATATTGCAGAAATCAGTGGGAGTACCTACTAAATGCAAAAATGCAATACTTTCCTCCACAGAATAGTAATACAGCATTTACATTAGCTCTTGAACAAGATAAAGACCATAATTGGGTTCATCATGACTGTTCAGGGTATTTAGAAGAAACTTCTAACAAAATGGAAGGAGAAGCGTATGCTGCTGTAATTTATCTATCTCCAGACGCTGATGTAAGAAAAGGCACAGGACTATTTAAGTCCAAACAAACTGGAGATATAATGAAAGGCAACGGCTTAACAAAAGCCGAAGCTCCTTTTAAGGGTATGTGGGCAGAAGATGGGCAATTTGATATGCACACTTATGTCGGGAATATTTACAATAGATGCGTGCTATACCCTGCAAAATACTGGCACGCCCCTTTTTGTTCAGGGTTTGGACAAGACAAAAAGACAGGCAGATTAGTGCAAGTCGGATTTTTTACAGTGAATAGAAAATGAGTGATTACACAGATAACAAATTTAATGAAAAAGAAGCACTAAAAATGCTTGATGAATATATTGCTACTACTTATGGCAAGCATTATAGTATGAATAAAATACAATCAACTGAGTTTATTTTTGATTCAGGACACGGCGATGGGTTTTGCTTAGGAAATATCATAAAGTATGCCCAAAGATTCGGTAAGAAAGACGGAAGAAACACAGATGATTTGTTAAAAATTTTACATTACGGAATTATTTTACTAGGGGTAGAAATTGAGAATAAAGAAACACGAGAATCTTACACAAGCGAATATAACCAAGGTAATTGAGTTATTAAATCCAACTGATGATAGTAAGCCTATAACAAAGAAAGAGGCATGTGAAATACTTAACATTGCCTACAATACAACTAGATTAGGCAACATTATTACAGACCATCTAGAAACGATGGAGTTCCGTGCAAAAAGAAAAGCACAGAACAGAGGTAAGGCTGCAACAGCAGCAGAAATAAATGATACAGTAAAAATGTATCTGGATGGAGATAATGTAAGTGATATAGCGAAATCGTTATATAGGTCTCCAGCTTTTGTGAAAGCAATTATAGACAGAATAGGTGTTCCACAGAAACTATCTATGACAGATTATGAAGGCAGACGAAACGCCATGCTACCAGAACAATGCGTAGCAGAAGAATTCGAACCAGGAGAAAAAATTTGGGCAATCAGACAAAACTATCCAGCAATAGTGAAAAGAGAGTTAGAGCCTGATAAAGCAAAAGAAAAAGGATATCGAGTGTATTTATGTTATACCATAGAAGCAACACAAGATGACCTTGAAAAAACGTACTTTCCACATCTAAGTTTTGCAGGTAAATATCATGCAATACCAGCTTATGATATGGGCAGTCTAAGACATTTACATCAGTATATGTAAAAAGGAAAAACAAATGGATGCACTCAATTTAGTGCTGGCATTTTGGATAGCAGGTGTAGGTATGGCGATATACACTCTATACTTACCAGCGATAAGAATTATCGGAACAATAGATAAGAATAATTTAGGATATAGATACGCTTGGATGGGTGGAATTGTTTTCGCCTTGGGAGCAACCCTATGCCTACCTTTTCTTATACACATAATTTTATTAGAAAAACATCAGGAAAGATTCCTGAGAGCATTTATACCAGCTTATATGGGGGATAAATAATGGCATACAGAGGAAACAACTATTACGAAGCACTAAAACTAAAGTATCTTGCTGAAATAAAAGAAGCAGAAGCAGTTTTAGGTACATATTTCAATAACTCAGTAGGTATCGGAGAACATTCGGAATTACTGCCTGAGTTTGATAAGTGGGTAGGAAAACTAGCCGAAGCTAAGGATAAGTTGAAAGCCTTGGAGGACTTATTATAATGCACGAAGTACAAGCATGCACTCAAAAATTAATGGCACTTTTAGACGCCGTAGAAAGAATAGATAAATATAACAAAGAGACTTTGCCGTATCGAGTAGATAATGCGAAAGAGTTGGCAAGGGAGCTTAAGAATGAATCAGAGTTTATTACTAAATTACGATAATAAATCGATTGGCGTAGTTAGAAACCCTTACGAAAGATTAGTTGCTTTGTATATGCAAAGTTTTGATTTTATAGGATTTGATAAGTGGGTTTTGAAAAATCGACCTGAACTACAAACAGTTCTATATAAAGACTGTGATTTCCTTATAAGATTTGAAGCATGGCAAGAAGAATTAAAGTTTCATGACCTACATCCCAAAGATACATCAATTTTACAAGATGAACAGATAACAATGATGTGGGATAATTGGTATACAATAAAGAGTAAAACTTTAGTTTATGGGTTATATCACAGAGATATTGAAACCTACGGCTATAGCTTCTAAAATATAGTTCTTGACACAAGGTTAAAATTCCGTTATAATATATCTATATTATGGAAATAAGGTAGTGAGTGATAGATTTTATATGCAACAACTAGAAACCACAGGTTGGTGTCCTGGTTACCGCAGTACTAGCACTCTTGCTGAATTTGAATTAAAATTTGGAAAAACTAGGAGAAAAAGAAAAATGGCTTGGACAGACGAAGCTAAAGCTCAAGCAGTAGAGATGTATACTGACGAAGAACCAACTCCAGAGAATAGTATGGAGATTGTTAAAATGATTGCAGAAGAATTAGGTGAGAGCCCAAATGGTGTTCGCATGATTTTAACAAAAGCTGGTGTATATGTTAAGAAAACTCCAGCAGCTAAATCAAGCAGTGGTGGAACTGGCGGTGGCAGAGTTAATGTTGCGGCTGCTCAGGACGAACTAACTAAAGCTATTTCCGATATGGGAGAAGAGGCTGACGCTGCAATTATTAGTAAGCTAACAGGGAAAGCTGCTATGTATTTTGCAAACTTGTTAAACAAACTTAACGATTAATTACCCCTGAAAAGCATGGGGAGGGCAACCTCCCTGTGTATTTTTGTATCTAACGAATTAACCTCGTAAGACAATACCATTGATAGGACGCTAATAGATATTAACCACCTACAAGGATATTGATGAAAAAGGACGATTTTGTTAGAAAACTAGACGATGCAGGCGATGCTATCGTCACTTACAGAAGTCAAAACAGTCGTAGATTGAAATATAATGTCTGCACTAGAGACTTCGATAATAAATATATACAATCAAAAAAGAATCGAGCTAAACCAAATCAAAACCAAGTTCTTTTGTTTTGTTGGGATACCGATTCTTATAGACTATTACAACCTGAAAGTGTAACATCTATTGTTCCTTTAGCAGCGATACTAAAAAATGATAGAATTACATAATGCACCACCTGTATACGAAAAAGTAATACACTATAACGAAGAAAAGAATGAAAAAATCTTCGTAATGATAAACACTTTTCGTGATACAGAGTATCTACATATAAGGAAGTATTACCAAGACTTTGATGAAGAATGGAAACCCACTAGGGAAGGCATAGCCCTACCTATTGATTTGGATAACACCAGAGAACTATTTGACGCATTAGTTGAGATTCTATCCATATCAGAAGTCAAAGGAGTGTTAGAGACACATTTCAAAGAAGTGCTCGATAAGATATATCTTTAGCACTAAAAAATAGTACTTGACAACAACCCAAAAATTCTGTATAATATACTTATGAATAAAACAGAATACCTAGAATATTGTAATCAGATGTATGCAAAAGGCACACCTATTGTGCCTGACGATGTGTACGATAGACTTGTAGAAAATACTGAACTTGAGAATCAAGTTGGGTATATCGAAGTCGGAGAACAAAGATTCAAACACCCTTTCCCAATGTATTCATTACAGAAAGTCTTTGTCGGAGAAGATAAAGAGCCAGACTGGGATATTAACGAAACCAAGATTATGACTGCCAAGTTGGATGGCGCTGCTGTGTCTATTACATACATGGATGGCGAACTACAACAGGCACTTACTCGTGGAGATGGGAAAGCAGGTCTAGATATTACTGATAAAATTCGATTCATAGCACCAAGATATATTAAGATAAAAGGGTTAGCACAGATTACTGGAGAAGTAGTCGCACCAAAGACTATACCGAACGCAAGAAATTATGCATCTGGTGCATTGAATTTAAAAGATATTGAAGAATTTAAGTCTCGGGATTTGACATTCATAGCATATGGAATCCAACCAGCTATCACAGATAGTTGGGTTGCAGATATGAATATAGTGTCAGACTCAGGGATTGAACCTGTCACAGCAAGTGATTATAGCATGTTCCCTCAGGACGGTAAAGTTGTACGAGTCGACTCTAACAAATATTTTGAATCGTTAGGCTACACAGCACACCACCCTAGAGGTAGCTTCGCTCTAAAGACTAGACAAGCAGGAGTAGTTACTCGACTCTTAGACGTTGAATGGAATGTCGGGAAGTCAGGTGCTATTTCACCAGTTGCAATCTTAGAGCCTTGCGTGATTGGAGAGGCGACAGTAAGTAGAGCAACTCTACATAACATGGCGTATATAGAGGCATTAAATCTAGAGATAGGTTGTAATGTAGAAGTAATCCGAAGCGGGGAGATAATTCCTCGTATAGTTCAAAGAGTATGAAGTATGCAAAACAAGAGCTGGAGAACAGCAAAAGAATTTTTAAGAGTGCTACACCAAAACAAACTGTTGATTGGTATATCAAGTGGGTTGCTAGTATTATTCTCCTTGCAGCTATGGTTGTTAGGTCATCAGGAATATCAAACTTTCTTGACAATGTACTTTCGTTCATTGGGTGTTTAGGTTGGTTATTTGTTGCTTTTATTTGGAAAGATAGAGCATTAATAGTACTAAATGCAGTTGCATGTTTTATACTACTGACTGGAATATTTACTAGAATATTTTCATGAACCCCATACTAATCAATATAGATGTATGTGGTATCTGTAACGAATCATGTAATTATTGCCCAAGGTCAGCTTCATATCCAAATAAAAAAGAATATATGAGTGTAGAACTTTTTTCAAAGTTCATCAATGATTGTAAGGATTATACTGGGACAATTTGCTTTACAGGCAGAGGGGAAAACAGTTTACATCCTAATTTCAAGGAACTTGTAGAAATTTTACATTCGAGTGATAGGAAGTATAAGACTAGAATTTTGACAAATGGTTATAAACTGAAAGAAAAATTCAAATGGTTTGATATGTTTGATTCGCTTATCATTAACTCATATGCGAGTAAACATCAGATGGAAGCAAGGAAAAAACTTATGCCCCGTGCAATTCACAGATACTGGGATCAAAGTATGAAGCCAGAAGAATGGGGTGAAACTCCTATTCAAGTTCAAAATCGAACTGAACTATTTGAAAGAATCGCAACAGATAGAAGTGAAATTAATACCCCATGCGTTTTACCAGCAACTAAGGGGTGGATACATCATGATGGAACAATACAATTATGTTGTAATGACTGGACAGACACAAATGTATATGGCAGTATTGCAACAGATAATTTTTTTGATGTATGGAATAATAATGAAGAACTTATAAAGTTAAGAACACAGCTGTTATATGGTAATAGGAGTGCTAATCCTATATGCACAAATTGTAATAGAAAAGTAACAGCTACAGAGGAAAAAAGAATTGGCAGGCTTAGACAAATCTATTGATACCATTGTAAATGTTAGTGGCGGAGCAGAGTGCTTTGCTGCTTTGTGGTGGGCAAAAGAAAGAGGTTTAAAAGCAGTAGGATTACATCTATATAATAATCCTAACAATGAACTTGCAAAAGATGCACAGTTATACTATGCACAGAAACAATGTGACTTTTTTAATTTTCCACTAGTTGTAGATAGAAATGAACTTCCTCAAGAAGTCACTCTGCCTTTAGCTGTCAATCAGCATATATCTGCAGCAGCAACATTACTACTAGGCAACCCTAGAAAATGGAAGTACTTAGTATGGGGAGCAAATGCAGAGGATTCTTTTCAACAAAGACTACAATTAAGATACCCAATACGAGCATATTTTGCACAGAGGTCATATCAACTAGATATGCATGGAGTAGCTGCTTCTACAGTCTTAGAAGCACCTATAAATATATTTCCGTTTGAAACACTACACAAATCAGAAGTTCTTTCATTATTAGCGAAAAATTTATGGGATTTTGCAAAAGAAAGCATATGGTACTGTGAAGACAATTTAGGGAAGATAAAACACAATCCCGACGGGTCTTACACACCTTGTGGTAATTGTTCAAAGTGTATAGAATGGAAACACGCAGTACAAGTTGCAAATCAATCAGTATATAAACAACAAGAAGGAACATTTAAGAAACAACAACCAAACCAAAAATGGATAGACGAATAGGATTTACATGTGGAGCATTTGATTTGCTTCACGCAGGGCATATCGTTATGCTCAAAGAAGCAAGGCAGAATTGCGACCACCTCATTGTGGGATTACAGACTGACCCAAGTATTGACAGACAAGAGAAAAACAAACCTATTCAATCAGTCTTTGAACGATATGTTCAACTATCCGCAGTAAAGTATGTAGATGAAATCATACCTTACGACACAGAACAAAGCCTACTCGATTTACTCGAAGCAACACCAATCCATATAAGATTCGTAGGAGAAGATTGGATTGAAAGACATTTTACAGGAAAAGGATTACACGAAGTTTACTATACGAGTAGACAACACTCTTTTTCAACTACCAATTTACGAAACAAACTGAAGTAATGGCAGGCGGTATATATAACGAAACCTACTTCAAAAACTATCCTGACGAAAAGGAAAAAGACGGTATCTTATATGGTATCGTATTGGTAAACCAAGTGACATGGGAACGAGAAACTATAAAAGTAGGCATCGCAAAAGGGCGAACATTCAAAGACGCAGTAAAAAGAGGCAGAGGTTTTACAAACTACGATATTCGGATTCAACGCTTATGGCAGGGGAATCTTTACGACTGCTGGAGGTGGGAACAGAAATTACACAAGATGTATCAGAAAGACAGACACAAGACGGAGCATAAATTTGGAGGGCATACTGAATGTTTCTCGATGGACAGCAAAATACTCGAGGACTTTCCGAAAAAGAATGAGATATTTAGGGATTAGCGAAGGATTCCATAACGCAGCATATGCTGTTGTGCGGAACAATAAGATAGAGTTTGCTACTGAAGTAGAGAGAATTACAAAAGAAAAGAATGACAGGCGTATACCAGACTGGCATTTCGCAACATTAAAGAAGAAATATGGCTATGATAAGACGATTTTTCACGAATATACTAATTTTAAGAACGCAAGACGAGAAATGCACGGCATGGCAAAGACAACGCCATGTAGAAAGTATGATGTTGACAATATCTTTCACCATCAAAGCCATGCTGCCGTTGCTTCTCTTACTGCTCCTTTCGTTCCTCACAGCACAGTAGTTGTAGACGCAATAGGAGAGTTTGATACAGCAAGTATATGGGTAAACGGAAAGAAAGTATGGAGTAAGACTTACCCATGGTCACTAGGATTGTTCTATAGTGCGATTACGAAACGAATAGGATTAAAGCCCAATGAAGATGAATACATAACAATGGGCATGGCAGCATACGGAGAGCCTTGTATAGATATGAGTCAAGCTATACATGAAAATCATCATAAAGGTATTCCAGTAAGAAGATGGTTTTGGAATACTCCTGAAGATATAGCTGCATCAGCACAAGCTGCTCTAGAAACAGAGTTGCTAGAAATATTTAAGGTAGCAAGAACTTATGGAGAACATGTTGCCTATGCTGGAGGAGTTGCACTGAATTGTGTAGCAAATAGTAAAATAAGAAGTATGTTCGACAAGATGTGGATATTTCCTAATCCTGGCGATGCAGGAAGTGCATTAGGTTGCATACTTGCACATACACAAGAGAGAATAGAGTTTAAGGATACTTATTTGGGGTATGATATAAAGAGAAGTATCAATCCTAGATTTGTAGTAGATAATTTAATAAAAAGAAAAATAGTAGGAGTTGCAAATGGAAAAGCAGAGTTCGGGCCTCGTGCCCTCGGTAATCGTAGCCTTCTTGGTGATGTGCGCTATGACATTAAAGATACAGTCAACAGTATTAAGCGTAGACAAAAGTTTCGTCCTTTTGCGCCCGCGATACTTGAGGAGTATGTAGATGAATATTTTGAAGGCTATACAAATGAGTATATGCAATTTGTTGCAAAGGCAAAACATGACTATGCCTCCGTTACTCATGTGGATGGAACAGCTAGAGTCCAAGTCGTTAGAAAGGATTGTACATCAGCACTCCGACCCATACTAGAAGAATACTACGAGAAAACAGGAATACCTATGCTATTAAATACAAGTTTAAACATAAAAGGGCAACCTATGGTAAATGATGAAAAAGACGCAGAGAGGTTTCAAGATAACTATGGAGTGCGTGTATTTTGATTTATTGGAATGGTTGTAGCTTCGTAAGAGGTATGGAAGTAGAGAATAGACCCAAAGATATCTTTGCTAACATAGTTAGTCAAGAATTTGGTCAACCTTGGTGGGATAACGCTAAGGTTGGTGGAAGTAATGATAGAATATGGAGAACTACAACTGACGATATGATACGAAAACCAGCAAAGCTAGTTATCATTGTTTGGTCTGGGTTCAATCGTTTTGAGTTTTTAGATAACCATAAAGTTTGGAGAAGCGCTGTTTGGGTAAGGTATAGATTTATGAGGGATACTTTAGAGGTATGTGACTCTAGTGAAGTATACTTTCATCCAAACATGATATTAAAACAATGGGAAGGTATAAATGGATATGCAAAATATGGTAGGTCTATGAGGTATAATCTACTGTATAGTTTACATTATATGCTAAGTACAAAGTATTTCTTAGAAGCAAAAGGCATACCATATCTATTTTACAAAATGAGTGATGGACAACTAAATCCCAGTATTGATACATTAGATGAAGAACGAGGAGAAGGTGCAGGTTGTATATGGATGCTTCCTCATATGAAAAAACAAGACTATCTTAATGAATTACCTTTTCTCAAAGAAGAAGCATTTTATGATATGTGTAAACGAGAGAAAGTACCATTCGGCCCGAAAGACCATCCTTTAGAAGAAGGGCATAAGCTCATGGCAAAAAGAATTATTGGAGATATATATGATAAAAAACTGGATAAACTTTTTAGTTAAGAAATGGGAAGCATTATGCTTTCAGTGGAGGAATCGTAACATGGTTGAGGATACTCATATTTACGAAGGCGAGGACAATTAAATTTTGGTTTTAATTTACTCATCTACCACACGAAAAATAGTTCTTGACACCAGCTTAAAAATTGGATATAATATATCTATATTTTGGAGAGAGAAGCTAAGTGAAACAGATTATACCACCAACTAACTGTCCTTGTTGCGATAGCATATTAGTTTACCGCAATGACCAGTTATTTTGTGAGAACATTAGTTGTTCTGCACAGTGGGATAAGAAAGTCGAACACTTCGCTTCAACTCTTAAGATAAAAGGACTTGGACCAGCAACTCTTAGTAAGTTGCAAATCGAAGACTATTCAGAACTTTATGAACTTACTGTATCTGATATACAAGATAGATTAGGCAGTCAAAAGTTAGCTGAGAAACTCTTTCTGGAGATTGAGAAATCAAAAGAAAGTAAGTTGGTAGATTTGATACCAGCTTTCAGCATACCACTTATTGGTCGGTCGGCTTCTCAAAAATTATGCGATAGAATATCACACATCGAAGATATTAGCGAGAAAAGTTGTACTGAGGCAGGTATCGGACCAAAAGCATCGGCTAACTTGATTCAGTGGTTAGAAACAGAATATTATCCTAATCAATACAAGACAACACTTCCTTTCAACTGGAATAATAAAATAATTAAGAAAAAAGAGGTCATAGGAGTTGTTTGTATCACAGGTAAGTTAAAGTCGTATTCAACTAAGGCACACGCCACAAAAGTATTGAATCAGTATGGATTCGAGGTAAAAAGTTCATTGACAAAAGACTGTACTCATCTAATAAATGAGTCTGGAATTGAGTCAGCAAAAACACAAACAGCTCGTGACCGAGGTGTTATAATAATTAGTAATATTAAACATTTGATAGAGGAAAAAGAAAATGGCATTACCTAAATGGACAGACGAAAGAACACAACAATTAGTTGATTTCGTTGGAAGTGAGTCCCCAATCTCACAAGACACAGTTGCTAACGCAGCTGATGAGTTAGAAACATCTGTAAGAAGTGTTTCTTCAAAACTTAGAAAAATGGGTTTCGAGGTTGAATTAGCCTCAGCTTCACAAAGCAAGTCTTTCTCAGACGAGCAAGAAGCAACTCTTAGCACATTCGTGCAAGATAATTCAGGTTCTTACACTTATGCAGAAATTGCAGAAAACTTTGAAGGCGGAGCTTTTTCAGCTAAGTCAATTCAAGGTAAAATTCTTTCCATGCAACTTACAGAGCATGTTAAACCAGCTCCTAAAGTTGAGACTGTTAAGTCTTACAATGAGGAAGAAGAAAGCCAGTTTGTTTCATTAGTAAACGACGGTGCTTTTATTGAGGATATTGCAGAAGCTATGGGCAGAAGCGTTAACTCAATCAGAGGTAAAGCATTATCACTTCTTAGAGCAGGTGAAATCAATGCTATTCCTAAGCAGAAAGAAACCAAAGGTTCAAGCAAAGCTGATCCTTTAGCAGGTGTCGACATTGACGGCATGACTGTTGAAGAAATTGCTGATCAAATCGGCAAAACTGTAAGAGGTGTCAAAACCATGCTTACAAGAAGAGGACTTCAGTGCGCAGACTACAACGGTGCTGCTAAAAAAGAAATAGGTTAATCAACCTTTTTTATTCGGGCGAGTCAACTTCTGTAGTTGCCTCGCCTTTTTTTCAACTTTAATTTTGTTTTGGGAGAGACAATTTGACACTAGAGAGTGCATTACTTAAGCAAATCATTGCGAATGGCGACTTTGAGACTTGGAATGGTCTGAAAGAACACTACTTCCCAGAAGGTGAGTACCGAAAGCTGTGGAAAGTAGTAGATAAGCATGTTCACAAGTATAACAATTTACCTAGCTTTGAAGATTTAAAGCTAGAAATTCGTTCGCGTGATTTACAAGAAAAGATATATGCAATCGAAAGTGTCGAAACAGATGTCGAGTCTATAGTTCTATTAGACTATCTGAAGAATCAATTTACTCAATCCGAGATACTATCGAAAATCGAACACTATGTAGATACACAAGTTGCCATCTCTGACGCAAGAGAGAACATAGATTTATTACAAGAAATAGTTGTACAAGTGGAAGATTCCGTAGACACAAACGATGAAGCTGATGACATGGAAACTGTTGAGCTTTTCGATAGTGATGAGGACTTAGCCAAGTTTTTACCGCTCGGTCTCAATCAAGAATACGACCTGGACTACCAATTCTCTCCCAAAGACTTGGTCGTTATCGGTGGACAGCGTGGTGGAGGTAAGTCATTTACCTGTTGTAATGTAGCTGCTGCAGCCCAAGAAAGAGGCAAGTCAGCTCTATACTTTACTATTGAAATGGATACTAGACAAATGCTGCAGAGAATCTGTGGTATTCAAACTGGTGTCCCTAGTAAGCGTATCAAAGCAAAGAATCTCTCTCCTATGGAGTGGGATAAAGTTGCTCAATGGTGGGCTGCTAGATTCAATGGCGGAGAGGAATGTTATAAAGAGTGGCAAGACCACCAAAATTTTGACAAGTTCCACTATCAACTTAGTAGGAACAGGTTAGCTAACATACCTCAAATAGATATACATTATGACCCATCTCTTACTTTAGCTAAAATAATAAGCGTAGTAAGACAAAAACAAGCCCAGTTACCAAACTTGGGTGTGGTAATAGTTGACTATCTAAACCAAGTGAAACGCCATAACGCACCAAACCGTTCAGGACAATATGATTGGACCGAGCAAATCGAGATCTCAAAAGGTCTCAAATCTCTCGCACAAGAGAGCAAAGTTCTAGTTCTCTCCGCTTTCCAGACTAATGAGAAAGGAGAGGCAAGATTCTCAAAAGGAATCTTGGATGCTGT